CTCGCCGCTGGTTTCGACTGTGCCGGTGATCTGGTAGCTGTGCAGCCGGGCGATCCCGGCGCGGTTCCGGCCGGGGCCGTCGCGTGGAGCGAGATCGATCGCGACGCGAAGCAGGCGGCGAACGACGGGTGGCGTGAGAGGATGGGGTTGGCATGAAGAAGTACATTGTCGAGATCGCGAAGACCGCGTGGCTGATGTGGACAAGCCGGCACGACGGTTTCACCGATGAGCGTGTCAAGGCTTTGCGGCTGAAGAGCTGCAGCCTCGGCGATCGTCTCAAGTTGGTGCGCATGTGGGCCGACGTCGGGAAGTGGGCGGCGAAGGACGTCGTGATGATTGGACCGTGTTACCCAGTCGATGAGTCGAAGGGGCCATACCTCACGTCGGAATTTGTCGACTGGGCCAAGGTCGGAGAGATGCATAAATCTGCGCTCTACTTTATGTCGAAGAGAACTGACTGATGGCGCCACGCGCAAGGAAATGGCTCAAGCTGCTCGAGGAGTTCGTCGCCGAGCTCCGCATCAAGTCGAAGGAAATCGTCTCCACCGACGAGCGCGGCGCGAAGCTGGAATTGTGGGAAAGCCAGCGTCGTTTTCTTCAGGCGATCGGCCAGGGCCTCGACGACGACGTTCATTCGTTCAATTGCCTGAAGAGCCGACAGCTCGGCGCCACGACGATCAGCTTGGCGATCGATGTCTTCTGGCTAGCGGTTCACTCCAATTTGATCGGCTGCCTCGTCACCGATACCGAGAAGAACCGCGAGGTCGATCGTGGCATTATCGAAGGCTACGTCGCTTCGTTTCCTGAAGGCTACTTCAGCGACGCATTTCGCATCGTCAAGTCGAATCGGCAGATGCTGCAGTTCTCGAACGGCTCTCGGCTTGATTTGTTGGTGGCCGGCACTAAGAAAAAATCTATCAGCTGGGGCGAGGGCCAGGGTTACGCGCTGATGCACGCCACGGAGGTGGCCGCATATGGCGATGTCGAGGGCTTCAAGTCGCTTGAAGAGGGCCTGGCGCAGGCAAACCCGAATCGGTTGTTTATTCGCGAATCGACCGCCAAGGGCATGAACCACTGGCGCACGCGTTGGATGGCAGGCCTTGATGATTTGACCGAGCGCTCGTTCTTCATCGGCTGGTGGGCCGGCGACAACAACCGCATTACGCGCGGCGATCCGCGGTTCTCGACCTACGGGCTTTCGCCGCCGACCGGCGCCGAAGCAAAGATGATCAAGGACGTGGAGAAGATCTACCGGCACCGCATCACGACCGAGCAACTGGCGTGGTTCCGTTGGAAGCAGTCCAAGGCCGGCGCCGAACAGAATCTTCTCGAGCAAAATCAGCCGAGCACGGCCGAGGACGCGTTTGTCCAGACCGGATACAGCTTCTTCCAGGTCGCGGTGATCGGCCAGGACATGAAGCGGATACAGGACAACCAGCCGATCTTTAAAGGCTATCGTTACGAGGTTGACGGCGACTTCTTTAATTTCAAGATGATCACGATGGACCCGAACGTCGATGATGTCGACAATGTTGAGCTGAAGGTCTACGAGGAGCCAGTCGACGGCGCGCAATACGTGATCGGTTTCGACCCGGCCTATGGCCGAAACGACCACAAGGACCATCATGCGATTCTGGTGTTCCGCTGCTTCGCCGACAAGATGGTGCAGGCCGCCGAGTACATTACGGCCGACGTCGAAACCAAGCATGCATCGTGGGTGCTGTTCCACCTCTGCGCCGCCTACCGCAATTCGATGTGCAACGTCGAGCTCGGCGGGCCGGGTCGGCTGGTGATGAGCGAGTTCGAACACCTGCGTCAGTTGATCGGCGCCGAGATGAACGTCGTCAAGACAGAGGCGCGCGGCTGGGGAGACGCCGGCGCGCAGGCGCGCTGGTATCTCTACCACAAGGTCGATAGCCCCGGCGCCGGCTACATGGCCAATTTCGAGACCAATTGGCGCACCAAGATGGAACTGCTGCACGGCTATCGCGGCGTCTATTCGAGCCGTGAGATCGATATCCGCTCTTGGCCACTGCTGCGCGAAATGTCGATCGTCGTCGTCAACGACGGCGAGATCGGCGCGCCGGAGTCGACCGACGAGAACATGAAGGACGATCGGGTGTTCGCCGCCGCGCTGGCGGCGCGCGCCTGGACGGACTGGGTCCGCAAGGACATGATCGCTCAGGGCTTGACTTACGACGTGGTGATGAAGGCCGAGCCGGGTCAAGAGACGAAGCAGGAGACGGCGGTCAACTCGATCGTGCGTAACTTCTTGCGGACGCAAGAGGAGCGGGCGAACGCCGAGCCGGAACCGCCGAAGTGGAAATCTGATTTGGGGCTTGTGTGATGGCAAAGCAGTCGAGAGACTATAAATTTGCAGCGCCTGACGAGGGCGTCAAAATGCCGCAGTCGGAAGACGATGCGCTGTTTGGCGACGATTCGCCGGCCGAAGCGCCGCCCGCCGAGCCCGAAGATCCGATGCGCAACTGGCACGCAATGCCGGAGCCGCCGGAAGTCGGCGGACGCTACGGCGCGCCGCCCTACGACCATGCGCTGGTGCTGCTGACGCTCGACGGCGAGCAGAGCGTCGTGGCGCAATGGCAGGCGTCGCGGCGTTGGGCAGGGACCGGCGCGGGCAAGCGCTGGGAAGCCTATGGCTTCTGGGCGCAGCGCAACACCGGCGGCAAGCCGGTGGCGTTCGTGCCGAAGGGCTGGCGGGAGTGGCAGGGATGACGACGACGTCCGTTGATTCCGAGTGGGTTGATTCGGATCGTTTTTCAGGCCCCAAGATGAAACGAATCACCTTCGAGTGCGGGAAATGCGGGCATCGTTGGGTTCGCACTCTGAAGGCCGAACCGAAGCGCGACCCGCCTTGTCCAAATCGCCGCTGCGTCGAAACGTCGCAGATAGCCGATCTTAAGCGCGAGAACGAGAACCTGCGCCAGATGCTCGAAGAGGGCCGCGCGCCGGCGACGATCGGCCAGAACATTCGTGTCAAGGCGGTCGACGAGACGGCGCGCATCGTCATGGAGGACGGCCACTATACCGACTTGCGCGACAACATCCGCGAGGGCGAGTCGATGGAGCCCAAGCTGCCACAGGCTCAGCAGGCGCTGGCCGACGCGATGTTCTCCAACAAGGCCGACGCCAAGACGCCGGTGATCTCGGCCGACGGTCGCCGCGGCATGACGATTCCTTCGGCGCGGCTGCGCGCCGTTGGCGAGCGGGCGATTCGCGGGGCTTACGCGCGTAATTCGGTCAAGCCGACGGAGATCATCCCGGCCTCGAGGCCGGCGCCTGTGGCGATCAAGAACGAGCGTTACAATCCTGGTCGGCCGAGCGCCGAGGGCTATAAGAAAGGGTGACAAAATGCCGAGGATCACGAAAACCAAGGGCGCTGGCGCGTTCGCCAAGGCCGTAGCGCCGACCAAGGCTCCGACGACTGCCGCCAAGACGGGTCGCATCTCCAATCTCGGCGAGTGGGCGCATCCGCCGAAACGTAAGGGAGGGAAGTGATGGAGATTCGTTATCCAATCAAGACTAAGGATCTGGAGGTTAAGAACATTGTAGTTCGAGACGGTGTTTTTGATCCTGAGCATTGTATGGAATTGGAAGTTCCGTACATCGAGGACCAACGGTTTCAGGACTCTTCGATTGGAGATGTGCTTCGATTTCAAGTTTCTAAGAACATGATGGGTTTTGAAAAGGCGTGTGCCGCTGCGCTTCTTGAAATATTAAAGATGACGGAATATGGCGTGAGGCTTCCGGTTCACGGTAAGTCGCGCATCGCGCGAATTTGTCGAGAGGCGCTGGGCGCCTCTCGGGTTATGCCGAAAGGCAAGAAAGGTTGACGTTTAGGCCGAATTGGCCTATCGTCGAGCCGTTCCGCACAGGTCCCCCAACCTGCGGGTCGGATGTTTCCTCCCAGACTACCCCGCCGCGTACTACGGCCCTACGCGGTGGGGTTTTTCATTTCTTGCCGCCTGAGTGCATGGCGAGTTTCATCTGCGCTTCTTTTTGCTCGGCTTCGGCTTTGGCGATCTCGCGGCGCGTGATGTTGGCCTGAACCGATTCGGGGTCGGTGATGTCGAGATGCTCGACCGCCTCGATCGGTGACAACAGGCCGGTCTTCAGCATGTCGAAGATCAGCGCTTTGCCGTCGGCCGAGAACGCCGGCGACGACGAGTGCTCGTCGACTGTCAGCGTCACGTCGTCGGGAAGATCGTCGAAGCTGAAGTAGACCGGAACCATGCCTTTGGCCGGCGGCGTCAGCAGCAAGTTTTCTTCCGGCGTCGATACGTTCTGCAGCGAAGCTTCGGCCTCGGGAACCCAGGCGACGAGCTTCTTGGCGACGTGGACGCGCGCCATGTCGAGCGTCAGTGCGCCGCTGCGTTCGATGTCGCGTTCGATCAGCAGCGCGCGATCCTTGAAGCGCGGCGAGAACATGCGAACCAGCGTGTCGGCGTGGGCGCCGGAGCGCACGCCTTTTTCGCCGTGGCCTTTGGCGATCGGCGGCACGCCCATCATCTCGTCGAACATGCGTTCGTATTCGTGCAGTGAGGCCCACAGGTCCTGCGGAATTTCGACGCGATCTTTCTCGATCTTGGCGTTGGCGTTCATTTCGACGTAGTAACCGCCCGGCTTCTTGTATTTCGACAGCGCCAGCTGGTTGACGCCGGTCGAGCCGACGAACCTGGTCGTCGGGTCTTCCTGCATGCGCAGCATCTTGTTCGTGCCGACGAGCCGCGCGTTGATCGCCTCTTGCAGGAAGATCAGGCGCTGTACCTCGGACGCGCCCCAGAAATAGGTCGGTACGGGATTGGGGCAGAACGTCGAATAGGGGTGGTCGCCCTTCAAGCACGGCGCCGAAGTTTGCGATGACGGGTCGAACGCCAGCGCATTCTGGATCGTGTATTTTCCCATCACCAAGAGGTCGTCGCCGACGATCTGGAACGTCGCCCAATCTTCGCGCTGGTCGTCCCAGATCCACGTCTCGTTGAGCTCGATCAACGTCTGCTCGACGGCCGGATCGAGCTGTGGTTGCGGGCGGCCCATCCAGTCGACGCGCCCGTTTACCTGGGGTCCGCCTTGTCCCGCCGCCTGCATCGGATAGAGACCGCCGACGGTGATGTTCATCGCCGTGCCGCCGCGCGTGTCGGTCAGGCCGGCGCTGTCGCGCGTATAGGCTTTGACCTTCTTCAGCATCTCGTTTTTATCGGGGTGGTTCTTCACCAGGCCGACGAATTGGTCGAACGTGACCAGCATCGAGTGGTTGAAGGCGCCCATGTTCTCGTCGAGGCGATCGTAGTTCTCGCGCAGCACGCCGAAATCCTCGGGCTGCACCAGCCATGTCGACAGGCGCCCGCCGGCGAAGCTCTGCTTGACGAGCCCTTTGCCGCGCACCAAGCCGATGTTGACCGCCTGGCTGAACATCGAGTCGCCGTCGCAGCGCCGGTATTGGTTTCGGATGTGCGCGGCCGCGGCGCGGCCTTTGGCTTCGTTGATCACCGAGGGATAGTCGGGGTCGCCGATGTGGAAGCGCAGCGATACGGGGGAAAACAGAAGGGATTCGAGGTCGTCGAGCGACACCCACAGCTTGTTGTACATCGCCGGCGTCGTTGCGTCCGACGAACCGGTGTCGACGTAGCCCTGGTAGAAGGCGCCGCGGTTCATTCGCGCCTGGCGGGACGACATGCAGTGCGACGCGGTCTCGCGGACGAACTGGATCAGCCGCTTGGCGTCATGGGGTATCTTCATTTTGATACCATCCTATGGTATTGATATGTTTCGTCTTTTTTGCATGATATATTGACACGGCCTTCTGGTCCAGCGTAGTCTCTCGTTTCGTAGGGGTGAGGCTAGTCTCTTCCCTCTCGTCAACAAGGAGACTCCCATGGCGCGTCACAAGGGTCGCAAGGGCCGCCGGAAGTAATTCCGGGTCGTCCGTGAACAACGGGCGGGGCGTTCGCGCGCCTCGCCCAACACACTGAGGTTTTTCAGAATGCCTATGCCGATGATGCCCGGCGCTCCGCCTTCCCCGCCACAGGCGGGCGTGGCTGGCCCAGCGTCGGCGCCCGGTCCGATGAAGGGCGCGGCGGCAAGCGGCATGGAGAAGCTGAAATTGTCGCTCAAAGGGTTGCAAGAAGCCCTTCCTGCGCTCCCGATGGGTTCCGGCGTCCACACCGCCGTTCTCAAGGCTCTGACCGAGATCGGCAAAGCTGTTGAGAAAGAGGGCGGCGCGAAGGGTGATCCCGGCGCGATGATCCAGCAACTCGTCGAGATGGCGCGAAACGCCAAGCAGGCCGGCGCGCCGGCCCCGCAGATGCCCGGAGCGGGCGCTGCTTCTCCACCTCCGCCCGCCGCGGGCGGCGGTTCGCCAATGCCACCGATGCCAGGAGCTTGATATGACCAGCGGAAAATTTCCCAAGCCTTACGATGGCGACGTCAAGATCGATCGCAGCCTGATGGAATACGTCGCCGATTTCACGGCGATGGACATCGGCGCGCGTCCGTCGGCTCAGCCGAAGGGCAGTCTCAGCGGAATTAAGTCGATCGACCACGTCGGCAAGGACGGGTCGCGCGGCTCGGCGCCGAGGGCCAAGTAAAATGGCCGAGGCTACCCAAGCTCAGATTCGCGCCGCCGAGCTGTTAGAGCAGCTGTGGAGCGACGGCGAGATCGGCGAGAAGGTTCGCCGCGCCGCCAAGGCGAAGTTCCCCGACGCCAAGATCATCGACGACACCGTGGCGCCGTTCGTTGCGCCGCTTCAGGCCGAGAACGCCGCGCTGAAGAAGCGTCTCGACGACATGGAAGCCTCGCGCGCCGCCGACAAGGAAGCGCGCGAGCAGCGCGCCGCGCAGGCCAATCTCGAATCCGCCCTGGCGAAAGCCCGGCAGGAATACAACCTGACCGACGAAGGCTTCGACAAGATGGTCGGCCGGATGAAAGAGACCGGCAATTATGCCGACGCCGACGCCGCCGCGGCTTGGGTCGCTTCCAAGACGCCGCCGACCGCGCCGGCCGGCCCGACTTGGCGTAGCCAGGATCTCGACTTGTTCGGTACGAAGAACGCGGACGAGGCTCGGGCGGAACTGCATCGCAATCCGGACAAGCACCGGGACGATCAGATCGAGGCGTTCTTGCGTGACCCGGACGGTTTCACGCGGGAGACATTGGGCATCCAATGACCCGTCTCGCCGCCACCAAATTCATCGCGCTCGACGTGGAGAACGTCGGGCGCGATGTCATGCTTGAAGGAGTGCTGTGATGGCATACCCGAATTCGCCCGTCTCCACGCTTATCGGGAGTGGTATTACTCCTGGTGGTAGTTTGGGCGCTCAGATGGCGGCACTTACCAGAAGGGCGTTCTTGCCAAGTTGCTATGTTCAAATATACCAAAGTCACCCTTTACTTTCACTTTTCATGAGTAATTCCAAGGCGGCGCGCGGCGGCGTCTCCCAGATCACCGTTCCGGTGCAGGGCAACTCCTTCGTTCAGTTCTCGTGGGGCGGCTTCGACGGCAACTTCCCGATGCCGAGCGACCAGGCGGCGATCCAGAACGCGCAGTTCAGCCTCAAGCTCGGCATGGTGCCGATCGGCTTCTTCGGCATGGAGTCGATTCTCCAGAGTTCCGAAGTCGTCATTCCCAAGCTGCGCGCCGTCATGTCGGACGCCGCGGTCGTCATCAAGCAGGCCTACGCGCAGGCGCTCTATTCGAACAACTACGCCAACGGACAGATGTGGGACAGCTTGTCGCAGGCTTATGATGACGGCACCAACGTTCCGTCCTACGGCGGCATCTCGCGCACGCCCGGCTCGTTCTGGTCCGGCCAGCTGATCAACAACACCGGCGCCGCGGTTACGACGCGCGTCGGCTGCGCGCAGGTCCTGTCGCGCATCCAGTCCGGCGCCGGTGGCGAGGCCCCCGACTTCGGCGTCATGAACCCGGCCAACTGGGCCGAGCTGATGACCGACTTCATGAGCCTCGAGATGTACCAGACTCGTCCGCGCTCGATCTACGAGAAGGACGACGTGGTCAACGCGGGCTTCCGTGGCATCAAGGTGCTCGACACGCCGATCTTCCCCGATCCGTTCTGCCCGCTCGGACAGGCGTTCTTCATCAACAGCCGCTACACCGGCATGTACATGTCCGAATACGCGCCGATGACCTTCTCGGGGTTCGAGCCGTTGATCAACGTCGGCCAGATCGCCGATGTCGGCGTTCTCATTTCGTGCGCCGATCTCGTCTGCGCCAAACCGTCCACGGGCGCGCAAGTCACGGGCATCACCGGCGCGGCGTGGCAGGCCGTTCCGGGCACGCAGCCCGCCGTCATCTGAATAGGAGCTTGAAATGCCGCTTTTCGCAGGTCCTGGCGTCCTTCCGTCTCTCGGCGGCTTGGCGACCAACGTCGTTACTCTGAAGGCCGGGCAGGTTCAGCTCATTCCGGCGGGCCGCATGATGATTCGAACCGGGCCTTACACGACGGTTCAGCAATACGATCCGATTGTCGGTATCTGGCGCAACATTGGCGGCGGCCTCATGGCTGGCGGCCTCGACTTCCTTTGGTCGGACGGCGTCAACTATCGGCTCGCTAACCAGAACGGTTGCGTCGTCGGCGCGGTGATCACCAACGTCGGTTCGGGATACACCACGGCGCCGACGATCACGGCTGCTGCGGGCGGCGCGATCTTCAAGACGATCATTGGTGGCGCGGTGGCGACGCCGACGATCACCAACGCCGGCACGAACTACACCTACCCGCCCATCGTGCTGTTTGCTGCGCCGCCTCCCGGCGGCGTTCAGGCGACGGGCTTTGCGACGCTGTCGGGCTCGACTGTCGCTTCGATCACCATGGTGGATCAGGGCGCCGGCTATCTCTCGGCGCCGACGATCGTTTTCCAAAACGATCCGCGTGAAGGCGTCAACGGCACGACTGTCGGCTACAACGCTGCGGCTGTGGCGACGTTGACCGGCTCGGGCACGATCACTGCGGCTCTCTGCCTCGACCACGGCAATCCGATCGCCTTCACTGCCGGTTCGGCGACGTCGATTCCGGCGCTGACCCTGTCGTCGGCGCTTGGTTCGGCGGCTGTCACGGCGATCATGGATTGGTCGATCGTCGGTCTGCAGTCCGGCACCTACGGCAACGGTACGTCGGGCATCGGCGGCTCCAACGCCACGCAGGTTACTGCGACCGGCGTCGATCAGCCGACCGCTGCCAACTCCACCGTGCTCAACACCGCAATCCAGGCCAATTTGGTCAGGACGCGTCAGGCTTTCCTGACGGCGACGGAGTCGGGCGGCACGTTGCCGGCGTATGGTTCGTGGGTGGTTCGCGACGGCGGTATCTACACCGGCACGCCGCTGATGATCGTCAACGCCCCCGCTGGCCCGGCGGCGGGTGCGCTGGTTACGGCGCTGGCGACGATGGGCTATTTTGCATCCGACGACACGTATATGATGCAGTTCTGATCGGCGGCCGGCCGAGGTGGTTAGTTCAACAGGAGTTACGCACATGACCCAAATTGTCACGAAGTTCAAAGCAGTTTCGATTGGCGACGTCGTCAATCTCAAGTCGGGAAGCTCGGACCTCACGGTCATTGGCTTCGCGACGGCCGATTCCCTGGGCGTGATTTCGCCGATGACGCCGGGCGCCACTTTCGTCGAAGAGTCTCTCGTCGCCGTCTGCTACGGCTTCACGACGGCGGGTGCGCCGTTCACGGCCAAGTTCCCGGTCGAGGTTTTGAACGTCAAGACGCCGGTCGCTCCGGTCGACCCGCTCAAGGCCTGACACGACGCTGACGGTGTTTCAGAGCCCGTGCCTGCGAACAACGGGCGCGGGTTTTTCATTGGTGGCTCATGTCGCTATCCCAGATCCTCAACGACACGTCCCAACTTTTAAACGACCCCAACTACAGCTTCACGTCGAAGCCGCAGCTAACCCGCTGGGTAAACCAGGCGAGGCGTGACTGCGCCAAGCGCACGGCGTGCATTCGTCGGCTGGTGACGGGTCAGTCGGCGTTCGGCGCGAGCGCGCAGCCCGGCTATGCGATTCCTGGCGCGATGCAGCCCGGCGCGCTGCCCGGCGCTTTTCCGCAGGCGTTGTCGGGGTCGTATGGCGCGGTGCAGAACGCGATGATGACGATCGCCAACGTCGAGCGCTATCCGTTCGTCGGCTTCTTCAACCCCGCTCTCCAGGCTCAGTACGCCGGCTGCGACGAAGTGATCGACGCAGTTGCGCTGGCGGTCAACTGGGGCGGCACGACGCGGCCGCAACTCGACTGGATGCCGTGGGACGATCTCCAGGCTTATGCGCGCGCTTACTCGGTGCTGAACACGTCGTGGCCGGTGCTGTGGTCGGTCTACAACGACGGACCCCAGGGCGAGATTTGGGTGTATCCTGCGCCGTCTCAGGCGACCGAGATGGAGCTCGACGCGATCTGCACGCCGAAGAACCTGAACACCGACGATGATTTCGACGTCATTCCCAGCGCGTTTCGGGACGCTCTGATGTTCGGCGCCGCCAAGTTCTCGTTCATGGCGCGTGGCCGCTACGCTCAGGCGCAGGCGATGGAGAGTCAGTTTGCCGATGGCATAGGTGTCGCGCGCGTCGCCGTGGACGGCGGCAAGGTCAAGTCATACTATAGTTCTTATCTGTAGAATATATGTGTTTGCAGTACAGAGCGGTAGCAGCACGTGATTTTCTAGCCAAGCACGGTGTCTTATCATGGTACAGGCTGTAGAGAATTATGGACGCATGTTTGCCGTTAACGACGGCGCCCCATATATTCCCGCGTTCGAACAACCCCATGTGAAGTTTTGGACACAAATTTTCACAAAAATCTTTGAACTGCATAATAATACTTTTAGTCCCCACGAGGTTAAAACTTTTTTCTCCGATATGACCGTCCCCGTCAATCATGCTGTGAGTTAGGAGTGTGTTATGGTAAAAGAATCGCTTCCTGTTATGTCGACGTTCACACGCCCCAATGGCTTGGTGATCAATTTCTACGATCATGTCAAAGCTGAGGTGCTTGAGCATCTTGGCTCGGATGAGAGTGTTAAGAAAGCGTGGTCTACGGCGCTGAATCTCAAGATTGGGTTGGACGAGAACAGAGGTGTTCTTAGCCTCGATGAAATCTTCGTGTTGGAAAATAGTCTCTATAGCCGATTTGAGTCTCTTGGCGTTCCGCAGCGGTTGATTCAGCCTCTCGTTGCGGCGTTTCGCTATGTGCAAGATGAGAAAGAGAGAATCGCCGAGGAAGAAGCGGAGAAGGACTACGAGCGACGGATGGTCGAGGCGAGGAAAAATAGGCGAAAGCGAAAGTCGTGACACAATGCCGCAGGATCACAC